ACCTCCTGATTTTATTCTGTATACAAAAAGCGGCCCGAAAGCCGCCTGTGAAATGGATTGAACCCTATGCTATTCTGCTCTTATCATAATGCTGAAGAATGTCAGCACTCGATAGTAATTTGGTGCGTCTATATCCTGCAAATCCTGGCCCTGGACTTCTTCTCTGGCGCTCAGGATTACATAATCACTACCATCGACCGTGACAGATTCATTCTGGATTCCTTGCAGGATATCGTAAAGCGCCCGATAGACCTGTCGGGCTACTAGAGGGCTTGTTCCCCAACAGTCGAATTGAACGCTAGGAGATACTATCCCCGGGATGTATGGGGTAGAAGTGCCGCCACGTGTAAGAAAGCCTACTGCTGGCAATGTCGTATTCTCAGGCAGTCGTGGGCAATATATATGCGTGCCTACTATGTCTGTTAATGTGGCTTGATTTACTAAATACTCACGAATGATACTGTTGGTATCTTCGTTCATTTCAGCTCCGCCTTGATACCTTCGGGCAGTTTGTGAACATTCCTATCTAATGCTGGCCTGAAGTACGGAAATGGTGGCATCCTCGCTGTCCCCGTTTCCAAGAAACCTCCATAACCAGAAGTAGAATATACCTTGCCTTCTAGTCCCTTGGCCTCAAATTTGATTGAGCGAGAGTTGTTTCCAGTTTGGGTTTTCCAGGGATGGATGTTTATAACATCACTCGCAATGGCAGCAATTACGTTTACCAACGCTCTTTCGGTGGCATCCTCTACTTTCTTGCCAGCCTCTTGGGTTTTCATAACTGTTCGGACTACTACATTGAGTTTCATCGTACTATCCTGAGCCAGAGTTGTTTATGATGGCTGCCTACACCGTCCTGTCTGTTTGCTACTAACAATACTTCGTAATCGAGTCCAGCTATCCTGACTCTGTTTTGTTCCGTAACAACAACAGCTCCTAACTTGTCTTCCAGGAACAGTTTATAGTCAGCTATAACAACTTCAGCACCTATCGTTATTTCTCGCCCACTACCAGTTGTCAGCCGGCACGAAATGTCCTCCAGGTCTGTTACTGGGGTCCAGTCAGGCGTGATAGTGCCGTAATTATCCTGGACGGTTCCCGTATCCTCAAGGATCGTGCATGTATCAATGAGCAAACTGGTGAATGACAACTAATCCTCCTCTCCTGTCAAATCCATTTCAGACCAGGTTAGGTAAGGCGTTGATTCAACTTTAGTCCTCAGTTCGTTTCGTAGCTTGTTCATATTTGCGATAGTCTTTTGTGTATAGGCATAGTCACCAATCTTCTCGCTATCTGGGCTAGTGGCATATTTGGCCATCCATGCCTCTAAGGTATCGGCGGCGGCTAGATTGATATTGCCGTCATTCTCCCCTAGGAAGTATTCAATCTCTTCGTCGGTGAATACGTTATTAGTGATGTCCGTGTCACCGATTATCAGTCGCACTTTCCCTACTAGTGTTGTAATGTCATAAGTAACGCTCATTTGCATCTCCTCACCCAGCGTGACGCGGGCATTCTCGAAGCCGGGATTCTTGTGGCATCTATGCTAGATATTGGAACTCTTATGGGAAAGTCAAACCATTCGCAATAGCGGATAGTGGGTTCGTATGTGTCAGTTATCAGGTGTGCTAGAGCTATAGTTATTTCTTCAGCTAGGGCAGGCGAGTATCGTGTCAAAACAAGGCTAAGAGTAGGAATAATTATAGGTGTTATCAGGATCGGGGCATACACGCTGGTGTTTAATGCAAGCGTGTCTGGAGTAACCGTTTCCTGGAGAACAGGGATATATGCCGCCAAGACTAATGATAGGAGCCCTACTGTGACCTTGTGTTTAAGGACAGGGCTATATGCTGCCAGAACCAGGTTCAGCGTAATGGGGACAACGCCTTGCCTCAGAATCGGGATATAAGCAGCAGTTGTCAGGCTTAATGTCGCAGGGACTACTCCTACGCCAAACAAAGGAGCGTATTTGTTTAGTATCAAGTTTAGTGTTGGTGGAGTCGTGACCTCTTTCAGGATGGGGATGTACTCAGTGTCACTAAGGTTTAAGACACTAGGGGTCGTAACCTCTTTTAGAATAGGGATGTACTCAGTGTCGGTCAGGTTCAAAGTAGCAGGTACTACCCCTTCACCGAATAGAGGGGCATATAGTGATAGGCTAAGATTCAGCGTACTAGGCGTAGTAACTTCTTGGAGGATAGGGATATATTTAGCTAGGGTCAAATTCAGTGTTGTGGGTGTAGTGACTTCCTTCAGGATTGGTATATATTCGGTATCACTAAGGTTCAGGGTAGCAGGCACTACTCCTGTTCCAAACAGAGGCGTATATAGTCCCAGGCTGAGATTCAGCGTAGTAGGTGTAGTGACCTCTTTCAAGATCGAGGTATATAAAGCTGTGACCAAGTTTAGTGTTGTAGGTATTATTATCTTCCCTACAACTATCGGAGGGATATATTTTGTTAAGGTAAGGTTAATTACCCCTGGAGTCGTGACTTCCTTTAGAATAGGAGCATATTCAGTGTCGCTTAGGTGTAGAACAGTAGGCACTAAGCCTTCACCGAAGATAGGAGCATATAATCCTAGGCTGAGATTCAAGGCAGTAGGTACTACTCCTTGCCCAAAGATAGGGGCGTATTCGGTATCAATAAGGGAAAGGGTACTGGGCGTTATGACCTCTTTTAGAACGGGGATGTATTCAGTATCGCTAAGGTTCAGGGTAGCAGGTATTACTCCTTCACCGAAGATAGCGTTATATTCGGTTAGAATGAGGTTAATTGTGCCAGGCGTAGTAATCTCTTTCAGGATTGAAATGTATTTAGTGATAACAAGGGAAAGCGTGCTAGGGGTGACTATTGTTATAAGTTCTTCGCTTCCCCAATCCAGCAAATTATCCCTTCCGCTCTCATGACTGGCTGCTATCCAAGCCCCTGTTCTATCAACAGCCGAGATGCGGATTTCATCCAAAAGACCCGCCCACATTGAGGTTTCATTATTATGGTATCTTCCAATCCAAAGATCGGGAGCTCCACTATCTACTATCGCACCGCAAGCCCCATCAGTTGTTACATCTACTGCATCTGCATAGATAATACCCGCAGTATCGTTTACCGTAACTGCTAAGTAGTGCCAGTTAGTATCTAAATCTACATTAGTAGCCTCTAAGTTGTTAGCACCGCCTGTTCCCACTCCAACCTTATTATCTTTTGGATTATATGCGAAATGATAGCCCTTTGCGTTATCCCATTCAGCCTTCTTGTCAACTATCCGCATAAAAGAGTCTAATGTAGCACTATCTATCTTAACCCACGCTTCTATAGTGAGTGTTCCAGCAACTTGTAGACTAGCAGCATTACCGCAATCTATATAATCATTACTACCATCAAAGTCCTGTGCATCACTTATCTTCCCGCTTGTGGTAACTGCTGGTTCTGCTGCCCCTTTCTTTGCGCCATCGTTATCATTGGAAGTTGAGTCATAGATAGCTGAGGTACTAGCACCGTCCCTCATGTGCCAAACAGCTTTGAAATCGCTATCCCATACGTTTTCCGCTACCTCATCATTGGTATCCCCAACATAACTGTCGTTGTCAGCATGATCAGCGTCATAGTAAAGGTATAGATCGTCGTCGCTATCGGCATGGACAATGGGTACCTTGGTCCATAGCCACGCCTCCTCGTCAGCGTCAGTCCATTCCTCAATCTCGACATAGCACTCATTACCGGTAGCATCATCCTGGACAGCAATCTTCTTCCTGTTGTCATTGGAGGTTAACTCATCAAAGACACAAGAAAGGTCCTCGCCATTCCGCCCACAGGATGTGCTTAAATGCAATAAGACAGGAAAATCTGTAAGCGCGGCATCTATATCCGTATGGTCAGTAGTAAACTTGACCCGTTTAGCCCAACCTGCAAGCAATGCCACAGACTATACTCCTATGTTTAGATTCCTTACTGTTAGAACACCACCAACTTCGTAAACTACCTTCTTGGCTTCATCAACCACATCGTCCACGCTGTCATACTCATAGGCAGTGACAACGGCTATACGACTAACCTCGTTGCAACTATCAAGAGTGACCTTCTCAACTTCTGGGTGCGCAGCTTGATAAGCAGGTAATTTGGATAGCAGTTCATCCTTGAATGGAGTTTCTACTGGCTCAAACTGACTGAGGGGCGTGTAAGGTTCAGCCGTCTCTTGTGGGGTTCCCTTCCCTAAGACAAGGACATCCAGGCGTTGGGATTTAATCACACCCCCCGCTTCTATCCAAAGCGCATAGATTTGCACCTTACCAGTGCCAGCGATCGGCTTGCCTTGAGCGTCAAACTCACGGAAATCCTCTGCTCTCAGATAATGGTGCTTATAACCTACGATTGCCCTGATTTGGTTTTCCAGCTCTAGCTGTGTCATATTCTCCTCCTTTCTAGCTCAAATCAAATACACCACTTGCATGCGCTGCCACAGTTAACTCATTCCCGTCCGTAACCGTTACGTCAGCGGGCGTTGAATCGAGTAAGCAATAGCAAAGGATATTGCCACCTACTTCATAGATAGCGGCAAACCTGGCTATTATCGAGCCGCCATTTGCTGTCCACACGGGATCGGTCTGAATATCGACTTTGACCGTGGTCGTCCCTGAAAGCTGAAGCGTTACCGCAACACCACCAGCCACATATCCGTTCGCAGCAGCGTGCTCATCGCTTACCCCTGCAAAAGTCGTTGATGCTGCTCCCAAATCTGAAGTGCTCAGAAATAGAGCCATCTTCCAGGTATCCGAATCAATATCGAATGTTCCATCCAGTAGGCTTGTCCTACCTCCGTTGGTGAAAGTCCATGCTCCTGCAGCCATTGTATTTACCTCCTAAATTTAGTCTTGTCTATTATGATCTAAACCATTCCACTTCCCTTTCCCATATCTGTTGCCATTCGGCTTCAATGATATATCTCTCAAACCATACTCTAGGTCGCCAGAGCATACCATTAAGAAGATTAGACCCCGCAGCAGCATCACGCCCAATATGAAGATTGCGATTACAGGAATCGGGGTCAAGCATGCCACCTGGTTCTACAACTGTTGTGATGATTCCGAAGCTGTTTATATCACCACGCCAGAATTGGACATTACCTCCTGAACG